TAGAAAGTGTCCACATTCCCTCTGTCATAGAATAATCATCTTTTTTGATTTTTACCCAGTACAGAGAGGCGTCCCCAGACGAATTACCGGCATTGGCAAATCCATACCAATACCCATCCATCCCATCTAAAAACTTTCCAGATGGCGTATAACTTCCAATGAATTTGAATGTGCTGCAAGTGATTACTTTTTCTTCAATTAGTGTGCATGTCATGTCATTCAGTCTGTCATTCAGTCCTACTGAAAAAACTGGCAATCTTCTCTTGCGGATGATTACCGAAGAATCCTGAAATCGGATGTTATACATAACATTTTTTTCAAAATCCACCTCTACCGCACTATACATATTCGCCAGTTCTTCCTGTTCCATATCCGGCAATTCCACTCGTTTTAGAGGCAAAAACACATTAGAAGAACCGTACTCATCTCCATATGCGTTTTTCCCTCCTTGAGCAGATGTCAGTGCAACGGCTGCAATCGTTCCATTCCCCTGACTGGATGTAAAATCCCACACAAAACGATAGCCATTATCCAAAGGCTTACTTTCGTTAAGGTTCAAGCTACCTCTTATCGTACTTGCTGTTGCATTCACATCATTGCTTGCATAAGCCATTGGCAGTTTTGCAGTGGTTGGGTAAATATTTTCCACATTCTCTTCCAATGGTTCAGAATAGAGGAAAATACCACCAATCATGTTTGGACAGATTGGCAGTAACACATCATTCCAAAGGAATGCCTCATCATATTCATCACTTGCATTAAAATATACTCCCATCGGATTTAATCCCAAGATATAATTCACTGCATTCGTAACCATATTGGTTTCTTTCACAGTTTCTACTTCTCCGGTATTCACATCCGTCAATTCTATTGTCATTACTCCTTGTAACTTCATTTAAACCTCCGTTTCTATCGGCATCGCAAATGCACCGATTGCTACTCTATTTGTAAGCACATCTGTATATGGGTATCTCATAATTCCTCCGGTTTGTAGTGTCATCACATCTTCCCATGTATTTACAGCCACACCACCAATACTAACGGCTGAAATCTTCTCTTCAATCAAAAGTTCACCATCCCAAGGCGCTCTTGCACCCATTGATTGTCCTGTAATCGCAGCCAAACAATTTCCACTATCTACTGTTCCAGTTCCTCCTGACACCCTCATGTAAACATTGAAAATATTTCTGACATTGGCAAGCACATTGTCAATCGGATAATATAGAAAAATGGTATGCTTTCCAGAATGCCATGTTTCCGTCGGCTGATGAATACCAATGATGGTGTCATTAAATTCAAAGAAGAACTGTACCACCGCTTCTCCGTCTTCTTGCCATGTAACAGGCACTGTAACTTCTATGGTCTGTTCCTTTGTGTTTCCGATAACCTCAGACTCCGTGGCATCCTCGTTTCCCTCTTCTGTTGTGGTTACTTCCTCAGCAGTGGTATCTTCCGTATCTATGGTTGTTGAAGTAACCTCCACACCTGGTATTACCACACTGACTACAGAAATTACTGATTTATCTACTTGTTCTGCTTCCACATCCACAATGATGGAACTATAGAACTGCGCCATCACTGCTTCACTGGTTGCAAACTCTATAGAAATAATTTTTGTATCTGCGTCTCCCACCGTAAATGCGGAAGCGTTGGTAAATGTATGAATGCCAATCATTCCCGCCGTCTTATTTTCCACAATCTGATTCATCAATCCGGAGATATTCTTGTCATTCTTGCTCTTAGCCCTAGCAAGTCTCGGATTCTTACCAACACCCCTTAAACTCTGTTTTCCACCAATCTTTATCTGCATGGACATTATGGCTGTATATTTGTTACTATCTGCATGACCACCGGAGAACTGCAACACATCTCCCAAATCCAATGCTGGATTTCCGATAGTTTCTGAATCAAAAGGTACATAATTGATAACTGCAAGGTCATTTAAGATATTATTGCAAAGCTCTGCCCTTGTCTCATCCACACCAAACTGCAATAATGGATTGATACCAAGGTTCATGGTCAAACCATCATCTGGATCTAACGCATAATACTCCGCAATCTGTGTTTTCAAATTCGTAGAACTAACTGCCGTGTATCTGGTAATAAAATCAGAAAAACTGGAAGAAAACCTATGCTTACTTTCCACTTCCATAACAGGATCACTGCCATATTTCCGGAGTTCTAATTTCCCATATCGGTTGATGCAGAAAAAACCACCGAGCACTTGTCCCACGTAATAGAGCAAATCTCGGTAGGTTTCGATATCATTCTCCGTATAAATAGAAAGTTGTTCTGCCCCATTTGGCATTGCTTCGATTTCTTCTCTCGTCTGTGCCAATTCCACGTGACAGGCCTTACAGCAAAGTTCCATGAAATCATAGGCATTTCCAATCGTTTCAAATCCATTAAAACTCTCATCAAAACGGAGCATATAATCATAGGCTTTTAATTCCAGACACTTAATCTGTCTGTTTGCTTCACTGACTTCAAAAACTCCCATCGGAACTTCTTCCCAAGTACCATCTTCCAATTGCAAATGGAAGAACAATTCCACAATAGCATCTTCCAGTGTGTACCTATCCACATCAAGAAATAGGGTGATTCCCATTTCCGAAGCATACACCGTTCCCAATTCTATTTCATTGGAATCACAGCACTGAGAAGAAATATATCCGCTACCTTTTACCATATTCTTTTCTGCAAACTCATACACCACATCATCCGTAGTGGTAATTCTTCCAGTCCAATAATATCTCCTTGTGTTCTCCTGTACCGCTGACAGGAACGCTTCACTTACTGGGTACATTCAAACACCGCCTTCCTAAAATTCTTTCAAGCTAAAGGACACTGTCCATAATCCCTTATAGGATGTATCCTTTTCCAATTTCGCCTTAAATCCCTCAACATACATTTCTGTATTTTTCATATCTGCCGTCTCTGTATCGAAATAGTCCACTGACAACTTATCCTGTTTGGAATAGGCTGTCAGTGCTTTCAACCACTTTGCTGTCACGGAAAAAGAAACCGAGATATTCACTACACCCTGGCGGACAACATCCCTCTGTGTTGTTCCCGCTTCTGTCTCTCCGCTGCTGTCCGCTTCCACCGCCGACAATGACACATCATAAGAATCCGGCAGAGGAAGGACAGTTCCGTCAAATTTCAAATATTCAAAAAATGCCATCCTACCTTCCTCCACTTCTTAAATTCATTCTCTGCTGGGCATTCACAATTACTTCATCAAGCATTGTTCCGCCCAGATAGATTGGAATTACAATATCCCCATGCTGTCCATTCATCTGGCTAAGTGCCTCAGTAATGGCAGATGTGATTCCACTAATGCTTTCTGTTGCTGATGACGCTTTCATGTTCATATCTGCACCATATCCGACTACCGCCATCTGTGGGCTGATAACCATGTCTGATGCAACACCCTCCACAGCTTTTGCTACCATATTCTTACTCTGTTCAATCCCTTTTGCCAAACCACTCATAAAGTCAGGCATCCAACTTTCATAATCTGTAAGTGGTCCTTCATCCGGCACAGAGAAATGCAAGAAAGAACGGATTGTCTCTGCAACATTCGTCACGGCATCCTTAACCTTTCCAATACAGCTCTTAATACCATTCACAATACCCTGAATAATATCTGCTCCCCATTGGAATGCTGATGATGCCAGATTTTTGACAAAGCTGACTGCATTGTTGAATCCAGTTTTAATGGTATTCACAATACCTGATACCGTATTCTTGATACCGTTCCACATTGCATTAAATGCTCCTGATACCACAGACTTAATGGTATGCAGGACTGTGGTGAATATGGTCTTAATCGTATTCCATACGGTTGTGATGACCGTCTTTATCGCATTCAGCACTGTTGTGATCACAGTCTTGATTGCATTGAATACGGTTGTGATGATTGTCTTGTAGATATTAAAATAGGTAGTCACAATCGTACTAATCACATTCAACACTGTTGTAAATATCGTTTTGATACCTTCCCATAGTGCTGAGAAGAAATTCTTAATTCCATTCCAAATGGTCTGTGCCGCATTGCTGATTGCTTCCCATGCGGAAACAAAGAACTCTTTAATCGCAGTCCATACCGCTATAGCAACTTCCTTGATATTCTCCCACAAATCAATCCAAAACTGCCTGAAATCCTCATTGGTATTCCACAGATAAATAAAAGCCGCTACCAATGCGGTAATGGCTGCAATAATCAGGAATATTGGATTCGCAAGCATGGTTGTATTTAAAGCCAGAACTGCTGTCTTTACTGCATTTATGACACCGGCAAGTTTTGGAATAACGGTCATGATTGTTCCCACTGCAGTAATCAGCTTACCAATAACAATCAAAATTGGTCCCGCAACAGCCAGAATTCCACCAATTACCAGAACTGCCTTCTGTACAATAGGATTCATGTTCGTGAACGCATCAACCGCCGCCGTAATCTTTTCCACAAGCCCTGTCAGAAATGGAATCACATATTCAGACAACTTAATTGCCAGAGATTCCAGTGCACCGCCAAGCTGTTCCACCTTACTCTGTAAATTATCCTGCATAACCGCTGCAGTCTCTCCGGCAACACCGGTACAGTTATTCATGGATGAAGAAAGTGCATCATACTCTTCCTGTGTGAGATTTAAAAGCGAAATCAGACCGGACATACCTTCCTTACCGGCAAGTGCTGTGGCATAATAGGCTTTCTGATCATCCGTAAGCCCGGAGAAACTGGTTCGCATAATGGTCATAATCTCATCCAACGACTTAAAAGAACCATCTGCGTTTGCAATCTCAATTCCTAAATCTTCCATTGCATTTGCTACGGTATCAGAAGGCTTTGCCATATTTGCAAGCACAGTTCTAAGAGAAGTACCTGCCTGTGAACCCTTGATACCGGCCATAGACATGGCGGATAATGCTGTTGTCACATCTTCGATGGATAACCCCATGGATTGAGCCAAAGGAGCCACATACTTATAGGATTCTCCCAAGTCAGATACCCCGATGGTGCCGGAGTTTGCCGCTTGTGTCATAAGGTCCGCCACTCTTGCGGAATCCTTTGCAGATAATCCAAATCCGGTAATCGCATCTGCCACAATGGTAGATACTGTACCAAGACTTTCCCCGGAAGCTGCTGTGGCATCCAAGACACCTGCCATACCATCAATAATCTGTGTAGTAGACCATCCGGCTTTCGCCATCTCTGTCATTGCCTCTGCAACTTCTCCGGAAGAAAATGCAGTTGTCGCACCAAGGTTAATAGCAGTCTCACGAAGCTGTTCAAATTCTGCTCCGGTTGCTCCCGTAATCGCCTGCACACCGGACATGGCTTTTTCAAAATCTGTGGCTACTTTAAGCCCAGCCACACCCACACCGGTAAGTGCTGCCGAAACAGGCAGAAGTGATTTTCCAACACCTTCCACCTTTCCGCCAACCTCTTGAAACTTTGTACCCGTAGCAGAAATCTTCTGCAATGCCACCGCAGACTGCTCTGCCTGTTCTTCCAAATCTTCCAATGCTTGCTCTGTCGCAATGATTTCTCTTTGAAGTGCATCATACTGTGACTGGGTAATCGTTCCCTGTTCCAAAGCAGCATTTGCCTGTTCACTGGCACGTTTTAATTCTTCCAGTTTTTCCTTGGTTGACTGAACCTCTTCATTTAAGATTCTCTGCTTCTGGGATAAGAGTTCCGTATTACCCGGATCTAATTTCAGCAGTTTCTCCACATCCCTAAGCTGTGACTGTGTATTACGGATTTCACTGTTCACACCTTTTAATGCTGTTGTAAGTTTCGTGGTATCCCCACCAATTTCCACGGTAATACCCTGTATTCTGCTTGCCATTTATCCTCTCACCTCCCGTTTTAAGCACAAAAAAAGAAGCAGCTCTGCTCCGTCAATTCATTTGACCAACAATCTCTTTTGTATATTGGTCTACATCCGTTATATATGGTGGCTTTTCACTCTCCACCCATTTCCCTGTTGTCCTGTCCTTCACTGTCCAAGACAAATCATCATCCTTTGGTCTTGGAAGAGTCAAATCAATCAGACATTCTTCCAACAACCTCTTCTTTTCCTTTTTATTGCACAAAAAAAGTAAGTACCGATACTGTTTGCCTTTGAAATGCTGAATGTTATATTTCCGCATCTGCTCCAATGTCGGTCTTACTGTAATTCTGTTATCTTTCTCTCCTACCGGTATCAGAAATGATTTCATCTGACGAACGTGCAATTTCACGCCATCTTTCATGTACATTTCTCCACCGGAATATCCTGCGTAAATAAAATTGGATGCCTGATACACATATCCAACCTTCCCCACCATGCCATCTGCCCAGGTAAACAATATCTTCAATTCTGGAATATTCCTGTGAATCCATTTCACAAGTTGTGATAGCATTTGGGATTCACTGTTTCGCGGCATCGCTTCCGTCATGCACATCCGTCCTATTTCCAGATAGTCTTTTGTATCCAGACTTGGAAAAATTCTCTGAATGGTATGTCGTGGTCTTGTACTCCATCCAAGCGTTACCACACCTGCTAATTCCTCTTCTAAGAAAAATCCCAAAAAATATTTATTCAACTTAGGAAGTGTATTAGAATAGTGGTATTTCTGAATCATTCCTAAGGCATCTTCCTTTGAAATTTCTTTTATATCAAATCTGTACATTTCCCTACTTCCTTAATTGCGAGCATGAAAAAAGCCCGAATTCCTCCGAGCAATAGAAAAGCACCTGCCATTTCTGACAGATGCCTAATCATCTATTTTTATGTAGATATTCCGTACATCAATAACAATTCCTCTTCTGACAAAACGATACCGGCTTTTCCTAATAGTTCTTTTCGCTCCGCAAACAGCTTCTTTATAATATATTCGGCATCTTTTCCATAATGAATACAATTATGACAAGTACTACATAGAGAAACGATATTTTCCTCAATATCTAGCGAATATTGGAACAAATCAGAATACGCAAGCGGTACTAAATGATGTGCTTCTGTGTATGGAATATTTTGTTTTCTCCTAACAAAAGTAGCATGCTCACCATTAAATTCACACTTAAAATCAGCTATCTGAAGTGCATTTACTGCCACCTGCCTATTTCGCTCCATTAATTCTCTTTTCTGAAATAATGAAGTTTTTTCCTGTGGAACACCTCTATATATTGGTTTATTCTTTGATAACTCAAACTTTTCATTACTGTTAAAATCAACCAAATTCAATTCTTCTTGATTTTGACATTCTCTTAACTCCCTGCTATTTATCCTACGTATATCGACGTTAAATGAATACTTTTCAGGCATTACAAAGTAACTATTGGA